CTTATGAATTAACACTTGTATGTTCATCTAATACTGCTGGTGCTGATGTTTTTGCTTCCCTGGACTGGGAAGAAATTAGTAGGTAATTGAGCATTTTATAAATAACTAATAAAGTCTTTATTATACCAATGCAAAGAACAAAATTAATAGAAACAGAAATTGGTTTAGGCACAAATTTAGCTGGTGGAATTACTGTTTCTAATGCAACTGTCGTTAGAGTTTATAATGGTTCTGGTGCAGCAGCAACAGTAAGTGTTGCAAAAAGTACCACAGATGGATATACAGGAATAGCAACGGTTACTTTGCCAACAGCACAAGTTGAATTTTTTGAAAAAGCAGGAGCAGATATTATATGGGCATCTGCAGCAACCGTAAAAGCAGCAAAAGTAGGATTCACCAACTAAGAACAATGAAACTAATCACAGAAGAAATCGAAAAAGTTAAAGTTATTACCGAAGAAAAAAACGGTAAAAAATCTCTTTTTATTGAAGGTATTTTTCTTCAAGCAGACAAACCAAACAGAAACAAGAGACTCTATGAAATGAGAACTCTTGAAAGGGAAGTTAATAGATACAACGAAAATTTCATTCAGAAAGGTCGTGCTCTTGGTGAACTTGGACATCCCGATGGTCCTACTGTAAATCTTGATAGAGTTTCACATAAAATTTGTGAACTTTATAGAGATGGAAGTAATTTTATTGGAAAGGCAAAAATTCTTGAAACTCCAATGGGCAAGATTGCTTCATCTCTTCTTGGTGAAGGAGTAATGCTTGGTGTTTCTTCTCGTGGTGTTGGTTCACTACTTCCAACAAATGAAGGTTATTCAGTTGTCGGTGAAGACTTTATGCTTGCAACTGCTGCTGATATTGTTGCTGATCCATCTGCACCCGATGCATTTGTTTCTGGAATTATGGAAGGCAAAGAGTGGGTTTGGGAAGGAGGAATTCTCCGTGAACAACTAGCACAGAAGACTTATAAAAGAATTAATACATTAGTTGATCAAAAATTACTTGATGAACAAAAACTTAATCTGTTCCAAAATTTCTTATCAAATCTTTAATTTATAAATAAATATAGATTTAACATATAGATAAATCGGAGAGATCAAATGTCCCGTGGTAAAAACCTACAAGAAATGGAAACAGACACAAAGCAATCCAAAACTGCCGTAAATGCTGGTGCTAAACCAGCTGCTTCTGCTGGAAAGAGTGCTACCCCAGTAGCAACTCCAGGTCAAACTGGAAGTTGGGAGGATCTGGGTGGTCCAACACCAGAAAACTATAAGGTAGATGATGATTCTGCTAAATTTAAGGATCCCGGCGCAACTTTGAAGCAAGTTAAAGATGTAGTGACAAAGGGAGCTAAAGCAGCAGAAGCCATGAAGAAAATGGCAGAAGAGGCAGAAGATGATGAGGAATTGGTAGAAGGCGAAGAAGAATTTGCTGAAGGCGAAGAAGAACTTGAAGAAGCAGCTTCATGTGAGTCCGAAGAGGATGAAGATGAAGATGAAGATGAAGAAGAAGATGATGAAGATGAGAAAAAATCCAAGAAAGAAAAGCAAATGAAGGAAGCATTTGCTGAAATTGAAGAAGAGATTGCAGAGGATGTTTCTGCCTTGTTATCTGGTGAAGAACTCTCCGAAGAATTCAAAGACAGAGCAAAAACTGTTTTTGAAGCTGCATTAAATGCAAGAACTCTACAAATCGAAGAAGTTATTGCTTATCAATACGAGCAAAGACTTGCCGAAGAAGTAGAAGAAATTAAAGAAGCATTGACCGAAAGAGTTGATGCTTATCTTGAGTATGTTGCTGATGAGTGGATTCAAGAGAATGCACTCGTAGTTGAGCACGGTCTACAGACCGAAATGACTGAATCATTCCTATCCGGAATGAAGCAACTTTTTGAAGATCATTATGTTTCAATCCCTGAAGATAAATATGATGTAATCGAGAGCATGGTAGATAAACTTGATGAAATGGAGACAAAACTCAACGAGCAAATCGAAAAGAATGTTGCTCTTAATAGAAGATTAGCAGAGTCAGCTACCGAAGTAATTTTTGCAGAGGTTTCTGAGGGTCTAGCACTTTCTCAGAAGGACAAACTCGCTTCTCTTGCTGAAAATGTTGAGTTTGATAGTGAGGAAGACTATCGTGAGAAGCTAGTAGCATTAAGGGAATCTTATTTCCCAAGAAGTTCTGGCACTCAAAGAGATGATTCCGATTATATCTCGGAAGAAATGGACTACAGCGAGCCAGTTTCTGGATCAATGTCCTACTACTTAGATGCACTCGGAAGAGTCGCTAAAAAGTGATTTTTAAATTATAAACAATCAAACTAAAACTTTTTAAATAGAGGTAAATCCAATGCAAATGTTCAATGCAGAGCATCTGCAGGAGAAGTGGGCACCACTCCTTGACTATCAGGGACTCGATGCAATCAAAGATTCGCACCGTAGAATGGTAACCGCTGTCCTGCTCGAAAACCAAGAAAAATTCCTACGTGAAGAGCGTGAGTTCCTTTACGAAGGTCCAACCAACTCAACCGCAAGTGCTGCATCCCAACCAGGATTCAGTGGAAGCGCAGTTGCTGGTGGTCCAGTTGCAGGTTTTGACCCAGTTCTGATCTCACTGATCAGACGTTCAATGCCTAACCTAGTTGCTTATGACCTCGCAGGCGTTCAGCCAATGAACGGTCCAACAGGACTCATCTTCGCAATGCGTTCACGTTACACCAGTCAGACTGGAACTGAAGCATTCTTCGATGAAGCAGATACAGCATTCTCTGGTCAGAACGCTGTTGGTGGTCTAACCGGTGGTCTAACTAATGCTGCCGTTGGTCTTGGTACAACTGCTGCTCAAAGTGGTTCAAACCCAGGTCTCCTAAGCCCAGATTCAAACGCTACCCAGTATAACTACACTGTTGGTCAGGGTATGCGTACTGATGAAGCAGAATCACTCGGTACTACCGCTGGTGGTGCATTCAACGAGATGGCATTCTCAATCGAGAAAGTCACAGTTACTGCAAAGTCAAGAGCACTCAAGGCTGAGTACTCACTAGAGCTTGCTCAGGACCTCAAGGCAATCCATGGTCTGAATGCAGAAGCTGAGTTGGCAAACATTCTGTCAACCGAAATTCTTGCTGAAATCAACCGTGAAGTTATCAGAACCATCTACAAGGTTGCTGAGTCTGGAGCACAGCATAACGTTGCAAGTGCTGGTATCTTCGACCTCGACGTTGATTCAAACGGTCGTTGGTCTGTTGAGAAGTTCAAGGGTCTAATCTTCCAAATTGAGCGTGATGCAAACGCAATTGCACAGCGCACACGTAGAGGAAAGGGCAACATCATCATGTGTTCTTCTGATGTTGCATCTGCACTCTCAATGGCAGGTCTTCTTGACTACACCCCCGCACTCAACGCTAACCTTAACGTTGATGACACCGGAAATACTTTTGCTGGTGTTCTTAATGGTAAGTATCGCGTATACATCGACCCATATTCAGGTGGTTCAAACCCATCTTCAAGTGGTGGTCAGTACTACGTTGTTGGATACAAGGGTTCCAGCCCATATGATGCTGGTCTCTTCTACTGCCCATATGTTCCTCTCCAAATGGTACGTGCCGTTGGTGAGAACACCTTCCAGCCTAAGATTGGATTCAAGACCCGTTATGGTCTTGTTGCTAACCCATTCGCAGAAGGTAAGTCAACTGGTGTTGAGACCAATCTCGGACGCCTTGCAGTTAACACCAACCGTTATTACAGACGTGTACAAGTTAAGAATCTCATGTGATTCTTCTCTGGTAAAAACCATATCGGGACCCCCAAAAGGGGTCCTTTTTTTTGGAAATAAATAGTACAAAAGATAAAATTAATTATGGGAAATTCATTTTTGAATCAAATAAGTAATAGAAATTTTTTATCTCCATTAGGATTTAAATTCAATTTATCAAAATATCCAAAGGTAGATTTCTTTTCAAATCAAGTTAATATACCAGGATTTAATCTAGGCGTAGCAGTACAATCATCGTATTTAAAAGATATACCTGTTCCTGGAGATAAGTTATCCTATGATGATTTAACTTTAAGGTTCATTATAGATGAAGACATGGAAAATTATTTAATTGTCCATGATTGGATGAGAGGATTTGGATATCCAGAAAATGTATATGAATATCAAAATCTTTTAAATGAAGAGCAATGGACATCAGGAAGGAATTTATCATCTGCTGGACAATCTGATGGCACAATAATTGTCTATAATAGTAGTATGAATCCAACCATTAAAGCAACATTCAAGGGTTTATTTCCAGTTTCCCTTTCTCCAATTTCTTTTGATTCTACAAGCAATGATGTTAATTACGTATCAGCAGAAGTGACCTTTAAATATACAATTTTTGCAATCGGAAAGTATGAATATTGATGAAATTCAAATATTATGGGAAGAAGACTCTAAAATAGATCCTGACAATTTGCACCAAGAATCAATAAAGATTCCTTCTTTACATTCGAAATATTATAAAATATACAATAATATAGTTTTACTAAAGAAACTAGAAGAAAACAAATTTAAAATTTTAAAAAAAGAAAAGTGGTTATATTACTCCGGAAAATCCGATCCAGAAGTATATAAAGAAAATCCATTTGACCATAAGGTATTAAAACCTGATCTAGAAAAATATATGGATGCAGATGAAGACATGATGAAATCTTTATCTAAAATTGAATACTATCAAACTATGCTTAATTATCTTGATAGTATTCTCAAAACAATACTCAATAGAACATACCAAATTAAAAATTCAATAGAATTTATGCGTTTTACTGCCGGATATGACTGATATTACTATACAAAAGAAAAATGAAATTTATCTAAAGGTTTCAACTGAGCCACACATACATCAAGAACTATCTGAACATTTTACCTTTGAAGTTCCTGGGGCCAAATTCATGCCTCAATATAGAAGTAAATACTGGGATGGAAAAATACGTTTATACAGTACACACACTGGAGAGATATATGTTGGTCTTTTAGATAAAATTGTTTCTTGGGCCAAGAATTGCGGATACACTGTAAATTTTGAGAATAATAAATTTTATGGTCCTCCTTTTGAAGAGAATGAAATGATATCTCTTGAAGGTGTGTCCGATTACATGAAAAAAATATCAAGGCACACACCAAGAGATTATCAAATTGATGCAGTTTATGATGCTTTAAAATATAACAGAAAACTTCTTATATCTCCCACTGCATCGGGAAAATCATTAATGATTTATTCTGTTATTCGATATTTTGCAGAAAAAAATAATAAAATATTATTAATTGTTCCAACAACATCTTTGGTTGAACAAATGTACAAAGATTTCGAAGACTATGGATGGGATGCTGAGTATTATTGCCATAAGATTTATTCCGGAAAAGAAAAAACAACAAATAAACAAATAATAATAACTACTTGGCAATCAATTTATAACCTACCAAGAAGTTTCTTTAACAATTTTAGTGTTGTGATTGGTGATGAGGCACACTTATTTAAATCCAAATCTTTAGTTAGTATTATGACTAAATGTGATAATGCTAAGTATAGATATGGATTTACAGGAACATTAGATGGTTCTCAAACTCATAAATGGGTATTGGAAGGTTTATTTGGTCCATCATATAAAGTCACACAAACCAAAGAATTAATTGAGAAGGGGCATCTATCAAAATTACAAATAAAAGTTCTTCTTCTAAAGCACAATGAACATAAATTTAATGAGTATGAAGAAGAAATTCAATATTTAATAACTCACAAAAAAAGAAATAATTTTATAAAGAATCTTTCCTTAGATCTACAAGGAAATAGTCTTATACTTTTCAGTAGAGTAGAATCTCACGGACTACCCCTCTATGAGAGCATAAATAGTTCAGCATCAAAAGATAGAAAAATATTTTTTGTTCATGGTGGAGTGGATGCAGAAGATAGAGAAAAAGTTCGAGAAATCACTGAAAAAGAAAATAATGCAATTATTGTTGCATCATACGGAACTTTTTCTACAGGAATTAACATTAAAAATTTACATAATGTTATTTTTGCTTCACCTTCAAAGTCTAGAGTCCGCAATCTCCAATCAATTGGAAGAATTTTAAGAAAAGGTGATAATAAAACTAAAGCAGTTCTTTATGATATTGCAGATGAGTGCAGTTTTAAAGAAAAGAAAAATTATACTTTAAATCATCTAATTGAAAGAATTAAAATTTATAATGAAGAAAAATTTAATTATGAAATTATACCAATTAATTTTAAAGAATGATGGAAGAAGAATTTTATGCAGTAATAAAATTAATATCAGGTGAAGAAATTTTCTCTAAGGTTTGTCCTTGTGATGAGGAAGATAGAATATTCCTAATATTAGAAGATCCTATTACTATAGAAAAAATAAAAATTAGAGATACTGAACTACCTATTGTAAGGGTTAATCCATGGGTTGAAATGAGTAATGAATCAATGTTTATTATTGATATGAAAAATGTAATTTTAATCTCAGAGTCAACTGATGAAGAGTATATATCTATACATAAAAAGTTTACTAAAAGTAGATACAAAAAAATAGGAAAATCTAAGATAACAGAACATATGGGATATGTTTCTTCAATAGATGAAGCAAGAAAAAGCTTAGAGAGAATTTATAAATCTAATTAATTATAACTTATCTTGAACCTTAACAGAGTTATTTTACTCTAAAAAATATACTGTTGTCAAATTTTGGTTAAATGTGCTATACTTTTAACATTAAAATAAAAGATTCTTATGAATAAGGCAAAGAAAAATCCACATTATGTGAATAACAAAGACTTTCACGATGCACTAATTGTGTATAAAAATAAAGTGGATTATGCCAAAACCAATGGACTTCCCCCACCAATGATTCCAAATTATTTGGGGGATTGTTTTTTGAAAATTGCTACTCATCTATCATATCGACCAAACTTTGTTAATTACATGTTTAGGGAAGATATGATTAGTGATGGTGTAGAAAACTGTGTTCAATATATAAACAACTTTGATGTAAGTAGGACGAATCCATTTGCATATTTTACTCAGATTGTTTATTATGCATTTCTGAGAAGAATTCAGAAAGAGAAAAAGCAAATGGAAATAAAAGAAAAAATTATTGAAAGAACTGGATTTGACCAAGTTTTTGCTGCTGATGAGCACTATAGTAGTTCTGACTATAATACAATCAAAGATAATATCCAATTGAAACTATATCAATGAAAATAGGACTAATTACTGACACGCACTATAATTTTAAGAAGGCAAATCAATCCTTTCATGATTATTTTGCAAAATTTTATAATGATATATTTTTTCCTACTTTAAAAAAAGAAAATATAAAAACAGTTGTTCATCTTGGAGATGCATTTGATAATCGCAGAGGAGTTGATTATTGGGCATTGAAATGGGCTAAAGAAAATGTGTATGATAAATTTTTGAATCTGGGTATAGAAGTTTATAATATAGTTGGAAACCACGATTCTTATTATAAAAACACGAATGAGGTAAATGCAGTAGATATTCTCTTAAAGGAATATGAAAATGTAGTAAAAATTTCATCACCAAAAGAGTATACAGTTGGTGGTATTGACAGTGTTTTTCTTCCTTGGATTTGTTCGGATAATGAAAAGCAAGTTGTAGAACTTCTTAATAAAAGTGAAGCAAAAGTTGTGTATGGGCATTTGGAATTAAGTGGGTTCCTTGCTTTTCCTGGACATGTCCATACTGATGGAATGAGTAAAGATATTTTTAATAAATTTGATAGAGTTTTTTCGGGGCATTATCACACTAGAAGTGATGATGGAAAAATATATTATCTTGGAAATCCCTATCAAATGTTTTGGAGTGATGTTGATGATTTAAGAGGATTTCATATTTTTGATACTGACACCTTTGAGTTAACTTTTATCAAAAATCCCTACAATATGTTTGAGAGAATATATTATAATGATGAAAAATATAAAGAGTTTTCTTTTTCTCCTGTCCAAAACAAAATGGTTAAATTGATAGTAAACAAAAAAGAAGATTATAAAAACTTTGAAAAGTGTGTTGATAAGATTTTAAAAGAAAATCCAATTGAATTAAAAATTATTGAAACTACAACACTGTCTGATGATTCTGTTGAATTCAGTGATATTGAGTGTGAGGATACTTGGACCATTTTGGATAAATATGTAGAAGAATCTGAATTTAATTTAGACAAATCTCTTGTTAAAAAATTAATCAGAGAAGTTTACAAAGAAGCATTAGAAATAGAATAATGTATTTGCTTTCAATTAAAAACAAAGAAGATGAAGGTGCCTATGCAGTAATAGACGATGAAGGAGAAAAAGTATTGTGCTTTTTTGTTGACCAAGATGATGCTGAAAGATATGCTGGTTTATTGGTTGCTGATGATTACCCAGAAATGACAGTAGTTGAAGTTGAAGATGAACTTAGTGTTAAGACATGCGAAATGCATGGATATCAGTATGTTATAATTACCCCAGATGATTTCGTGATACCCCCAAGAAAATATGATAACGTTCAAGCAGATAAAATGGCGTAATTTTTTATCAACGGGAAATATACCAACAGAGATAAATTTTTTAGAAAACAAAACAAATTTAATAGTAGGTTCTAATGGTTCTGGTAAAAGTACCTTACTCGATGCTCTTTGTTTTGTTTTATTCAATAAAGCATTTAGAAAAATCAATAAAAGTCAACTTATTAATTCTACAAATGAAAAAGATTGTTTGGTTGAAGTTGATTTTGAAATAGGAACGAAACAGTATAAAGTTGTTCGTGGCATCAAACCAAATGTGTTTAACATATGGATTGACGGTGTACTTCAAAATCAAGCAGCAGCAACAGTAGACCAGCAAAAGCAATTAGAAGATAGTATTCTTAAACTTAACTATAAATCTTTTACTCAAATTGTAATTCTTGGAAGTGCTTCTTTTGTTCCATTTATGCAACTTTCGACTGCAAATCGTAGAGAAGTAGTTGAGGATTTGTTGGATATTAGAATCTTTTCTGCAATGAATTCTGTTATAAAGGAAAAAATTCGAAACAATACCGAAAAAGTTAAAGAGTTAGAACTATCCAAAAATATGACAGAAGATAAAATTCAGATGCAATCTGAATTTATTGAAAAATTGGAAAATACTGGTAAAAAAACCATAGAAGAAAAAACTACAAAAATTAATTATATTACCTCTCAGATTGACGAGATAGGTGTTGATAATCAAAAAATAATGGAAGATATAGAACATAATCTTCAACCAACCTTAGAGGACCTTGTGGGTGCATCTCAAAGATTGAAAAAGTTTTCTTCAGTGAAAGGAAAGATGTCCCACAAGATTTCTTTAACTAAAGAACAACATCAGTTTTTTAGTAATAATACGGTATGCCCTACTTGCACTCAAAATATCAACGATGAATTTAGATTAAATAAAATAGATGATTATGAAAAACAAGTAAGAGAACTTTTACTTGGTTATAATGAACTTAAAGTTGCTATTACAAATGAGGAAAAACGAGAATCAAAATTTAATGAAGTTTCAAAAAAGATTAATTCATTAAACAATGAAATTTCTAGCAATAATGTTAAAATTTCACAACTTAATCGACAAAAAACCGATTTACTCCAGGAAATTCAAAACATTACCCAAGGACTTGCAAATAAAAATTCTGAAAGGGATAAGTTAAATGAATTAAAAAAGCAACTAACTAAAATAGAAAAAGAAAAAGCAAAGTATAAAGAGTTTAATTCTTATTTTGATTTTGCTCATTTTTTGATGAAAGATGGTGGGATTAAAACAAAGATTATTAAAAAGTATCTTCCTCTTATGAATATGCAGATTAACAAATATCTGCATATTATGGATTTTTATATTAATTTTACTTTAGATGAAGAATTCAAAGAAATAATTAAATCTCCAATTCATGAAGATTTTAGTTATGATTCTTTTAGTGAAGGTGAAAAGATGAGAATAAATCTTGCTATCCTTTTTACTTGGAGAGAAATTGCCAGGATGAAAAACTCGGTAAGCACTAACATATTAATTCTTGATGAAGTATTTGATAGTTCTTTAGATTCTATGGGAACAGATTATTTCACAAAAATCATAAAATATGATTTAAATAACTCAAATATTTTTGTTATATCACATAAAACTGATGAGTTAATTGATAAATTTGATAAGGTTATTAAATTTGAAAAAATTAAAGGATTTAGTAAAATGGTTGACTAGCGGAAGACCTTGAGGTATGATGTATTTGGAAAATAGTAGGAATGATTTGATTATGTTTGGGCCTGAAGATGAACGCAATCTTGCCGACAAATATGTTTTTTCTGTAAATTCTGACGATGTGATTAACATTGACAAACCCATTGCAGAAAATAATAATGGTTTTTGGAAATATAATGAAGATAAGATTCTTAAACAGTTGCAAGAGTACATTAAATCTACATATGGTCAACATTACGTTGATAGGACTGGGGGTGGAACTGAGCAGACCCTAGATAAAATTAAGCACAACCGTAGAGAAGGTTTTTGTGCAGGGAACGTGACCAAATATATTGACAGGTATGATACAAAGGGTACTCCCCGTGCAGACCTGTTTAAAGTGCTTCACTATACGATTCTTTTGATTAATCATCTGAATCTTATTGAAAACAAATGACATCTAAATCCAAAATTATGAAACTTTCTGAAAAAACTATCAAAATCTTTGAAAACTTTTCTAACATTAATCAATCAATCCTAATTAAGAGCGGTAATAAAGTTAGAACTATTTCTGTAATGAAGAATATTCTAGCAGAGGCAGAAATTGAAGAAGAATTTCCAAAAGATTTTGCAATTTATGATTTGAAGCAATTTTTGAATGGTATTGATTTGCATCAAGACCCAGAACTGGATTTTTCAAATGATTCTTACGTATTAATTAAAGAAGGGAAGCTTAAAGCAAAGTATTTCTTCGCAGATCCAGAAGTCATTGTATGTCCTCCTGAGAAAAATATTACACTTCCTACAAAGGATGTATGTTTCCAATTAGAACATTCTCAGCTAGATAAACTAAAAAAAGCAGCAGCAGTTTATGGACTTGACGATATCTCAGCAATTGGTGAGAATGGAGTCATCAAACTTGTCGCAAGGGACAAAAAGAATGATACTTCCAATGAGTATTCAATTATTGTTGGAGAAACAGATAAAGAATTTGTTTTTAATTTTAAGGTAGAGAATCTTAAGATTATTCCAAGTTTTTATGACGTTGTGATTTCTTCTAAGCTTCTAGCACAGTTTACGAATGAAAAATATAACATTTGTTATTATATTGCTTTGGAACCAGATTCTACATTTGAATGAAATATAAAGTGAAATACAAGATACCTAAAGATAACAGGTATCTTGAAATTATAGTGGAGGCAGATAGTCAATCACAGGCAAAAAGAATTGCCGAATCTCAGATACCATCTGCTACAATTATTGGTGGACCGCAACTTTTGTAATGGAATTTTTACTTTATTTGACTCCTATAGGAAATCAAATTATAAATCAAATTATTTCTAAGAATTATATAATCAGAGAAAATGCACCAATCTGCAGAAATAAAGAAATCTTCGGATTACTAAAAACTCCAGAATTTATTATCTGTCTTAACAATATTAAAAATACAATAAGTCCAGTAAAACATTATGTAAATGAAACCGTTTATCATGAAGCAGTTCATGCTATTCATTCATGCAAGCGCGGACCAATAGGTATTTCGGATATAAATTTAGACCAGTGGAAACTTAATGATGTTATGAGGTCTTCTAATATTACCAAACAACATCAGATTTATGAACTAGAAGCATATTATCTTGAAGATAAACCAGAACTAGTTAATTCCTATTTGAAAAAATATTGTTTTTGATATGAACATTTTCGTGACTTCTCCTTGGCCTGCAGAGAGTGCCATTTGCCTTCCCGATAAACACATCGTTAAAATGCCCCTAGAATGCTGTCAGATGCTTGCTATAGTTGCATCCGAAAAGTGGGGGTATGGGTATGGTACTCTGCCTAAGGCAGATGGAACCCCTTACAAAACCGAGAAAGGAGCATTCCGCAATCATCCCTGCACCAAGTGGGCTATGGAGAGTATCCATAATGCCTACTGGTTAATTAAGTGGGGACTGAACTTGTCTGACGAATACTGCCTACGGTATAATAAAATTCACTCTTGCTATAAAACCTTAGTGGATGCATACTATTTGTTTCCAAAGGGTAAGATTACAGAAGTGACTCCATTTGCTCGTGCGATGCCAGACGAATGGAAATTTGACAACACTATTGACACATTTGAAGCATACAAAAAGTATATCGCATCTAAACCTTGGGTGTCTGATAACTACCTACGTATGCCTGAACGCAAACCTGATTGGATTTAATTATGGCAAGTGAATTTCTTCTCACTGAAAAATACAGACCGAAAGTTATTGAGGATTGTATTCTTCCTGATGAAACTAAAAAAACATTTAAGGAGTTTGTGGAGAAGGGTGAGATTCCAAATCTTCTTCTTGCTGGACCTCCAGGTATTGGCAAAACTACAATCGCAAAAGCACTTTGTAATGAACTAGGAGCAGATTATTATGTCATTAACGGATCCGACGAAGGACGTTTCCTGGATACTGTACGGAACCAAGCAAAGAACTTCGCTTCGACCGTCTCACTTACGGGATCTTCTAAACACAAAGTCATCATCATCGATGAAGCTGATAACACAGGGAACGATGTTCAACTCCTACTACGGGCGAATATTGAGGCATTTTATAACAACTGCCGATTCATCTTCACCTGCAACTACAAGAACAAAATCATCGAACCCCTCCATTCCCGATGTGCAGTTATCGATTTTACAATCAAGGGAAAACAAAAAGTCCAACTTGCAGGAAGTTTCTTTCGAAGACTTCAACAAATCTTGGATCAGGAAAAAATTGAGTATGATCAAAAAGTCGTTGCGGAATTGGTATCAAAACATTTTCCCGATTTCCGAAGAGTTCTGAATGAAATTCAAAGATATTCTACGGGCGGTAAAATTGACTCTGGTATCCTTGCAACTTTCTCTGATGTATCTGTAAATGAACTTGTTAAATCTCTCAAGGATAAAAACTTTTCTGAAGTCAGAAAGTGGGTGGTCTCCAACTTGGACAATGATGCTTCAGTAATTCTTCGTAGAGTTTACGACAGTCTTTATGAGGTTCTTGTGCCCTCTTCTATTCCAGCAGCGGTTTTAATTATAGCTAAATATCAATATCAAATTGCTTTTGTTGCTGACCAAGAAATAAATCTTCTTGCAGCACTTACTGAACTTATGTGTGAGGTTGAATTTAAATGATTAATGTAAAACTTTTTCGTATTGTAACTGGTGAGGAAGTAGTTGCAGAAATTGTTTCGGAAGATGATAATTCTGTAACAATTAAAAATGGACTAGTAGTAATTCCTACAGGACAAAGTGTTGGATTTGCTTCTTGGTCTTCTGTAATTGATAGTGATAACCCAGATCTTGTTATTTCTAGGAATCATATTGTTTATATTGCTGAAGTTGATTCAGGCATTAATAAAAAATATAACGAATTATTTGGGAGTAAAATTATTACTCCAGATGAAAAAAAGTTAATTCTGTGAAAAAATGAAACCCTATTTTGGCAATAGACGCCGAGAAAGGTATGGAATGATTATGGAGAAATTGAATGCCAATTAGTCAAAAACAACTAAAAACCTGTTTGAGGTATCCTGGCGGAAAATCCCGTGCCTGTGAAAAGATGGGGCCGTATTTTCCAGATCTTAATAATTACACTGAATTTAGAGAACCTTTTATTGGTGGTGGAAGTGTGGCAATTTACATCACAAAAAAATATCCAAATTTGGAAATTTGGGTGAATGATCTTTATGAACCCCTTGTAAACTTCTGGCAACAACTCCAGATGTTTGGAAATGAGTTGAAGAACGAATTGGTTGATTGTAAACTTGCTTACAATACTCCAGATTTAGCAAAAGAATTATTTCTCAAATCAAAGGAGCATATTAATGACCAAAGTTTACCAAGCATTTATAGGGCTGTCTCTTTTTATGTTGTCAATAAGTGTAGTTTTAGTGGACTTACAGAATCCTCCTCCTTCTCCGCCCAAGCAAGCGATCACAATTTTAGTTTGAGGGGTATTGAAAAATTACCAGAATATTCTAAGATAATTAAGAATTGGCGTATAACTAATTATTCTTATGATCATTTGATGGATGGAAATAGGAGTGCTTTTGTGTATCTCGATCCTCCTTATGATATTAAGGATAATCTCTATGGGAACAAGGGATCAATGCACAAAGGATTTGATCACGATAAGTTTGCTGCTGATTGCGA